ACCCTGAGTAGTTGCTGTTGCAGGAACAATAAAATTGCCGGCGTGAACCAGTTTATCCAAATCAAATGTACTTAGACCACCCTTTTTGGTAGGACGAAGTTGATTCGAGAACATGATCGTTGCGCGTAAGGTATCACCCTTTAGCAAAATGGGAACCAATGGCAAATGAGTATAATACTCAATCTCCTCTTGAGGGATAATATTACCGCGTGGATTCAAAGTTGGATAGGAGTCAAATTGAGGAATGTGTTCAGGAAATAAGCGAATGGGAAAGGATTCAGGATTCTCGCCACGCATGAAACTGACATATCGACTTGCAATCCAAGAGAGTCGTTCTTCTCCTTTCTCTAGTAAATTGCCCTGTTTATCAAAGATATCAGACTCCTTGATAGTCGCTTTCTTATCATTCATAAGTAATAAATTCAGCATGAAGATGATTTCCTTATAGGTATTATACATGGGAGTGGCAGTTAGTGCACAGAACTTCATACCTTCTGCGTATTGAAGAACATATTGAAGATAAGGAGTGAGAGTCTTTCCTGCTGCGGCATCGCTCTTTTCTGCTTTTCCACCTGCATAGGCATCTTCTTCTTTTGTTTCATCTACGACATCACGAAGATTATGTGCTTCATCAACAATGAGTAGGCGACCGCTAAATTCTTTGCGTATGGCCTTCTTCATTTCAAGCTTTTTGCGTTCATCTGGCAAATCGGCAGGAATACCTTTTAGTTTATCGCGAATGTAATTGGCGAAAGAAATGTAACCAAATACTTTATAGCGTCGACGAATTGCTTTATTAACTGCTTTTATAATTTTTTCTGGATCGCGTTCGTATAAGGTATTGGTTAACTTCATATAGGTTGTACCTGTACATTGTGATGCCATATTGGGTTCGGTTCCCTTTCCAATCGTGACTTTGCTAATATCAAAAATAGTGCGGAAAAAACCTTGTTGAATGGTGGGAGGAGCAACCAGAAATACTTCATTTCGAGTATAGATTTCAAGCCATGCTTCAATAATTTGAACGGCTGCACAGGTTTTACCAACACCTACACCATGAAAGAGAAGAGCGGACATATAGGGTGTCTTGGGTGACATAAAATTAGCAACAAAGCGCTGAACGGGTGTAACTTCAAAGGTGCCCTGGTCTTCACATGGATCCGTTCTTGGTCTCCAGGTAGATTGAAGCGATTCTGCAAATTCGCGTTTCGAGAGAAGCTTTTGTAAAAACTCATGATCCATTACATCTGGATATGCACCTGTATGTGTTTCCCAGTCTTTTATAAAAGCAGATGGAAATAAATTACGTTCTTTTCTTTGCATTTCAGCAACAATCATGTCGCGATCTTCTGTCTCTGTTGCCTCCTCCCACATTTGTAAAATTTCTTCGTCTGTAATTCCATGAAATGCACTGGAATAATTTGGCAGGGGTTCAATTGGTTCTAAGGGTGGCAATAATACATTTGGCTGAATGGATGCCTTTGGCTGAATGGATGCCTTTGGCTGAATGGATGCCTTTGGCTGAATGGATGCTTTTTTCTCTGATCTCTCTTTTAATTCCTTACTTGCTATGGAATAATATTCTGCATTAACATTATTTGCTAATATTTGAAGCTCATCATCAGGTAGATCCGCAAAATACTGTTGTATTTCTGATTGATTAACTAACTCATTCTTTGGCTCTTCTTTTAATGATACAGGTTGAATAGAGGGTTTTTGAGCATTATTATTATTTTCATTCACTTCAGGAATATTAGGAAGAGATGGCTTTTTAATAGGAACTTTATATTTTGATTTGGAAGAAAGTGCAATAGATATCTTTGGACGGCGATTGAGTTCGGCTTGAACACGAGTTCTTAGTTCATCATTTGTATTTGCATCTTTTAGTAATACTTCTAGATCCTCTCTGGTAAAATCTTTTAATTCATCTTCTACCTCTTCTACTTCATTAGGGACTTCTTCTACCTTTTCTACTTCATTAGGGACTTCTTCTACCTCTTCTTCAGGAGCCGCATCTATTTGTTCTACTTCATTTACCTGTTCAGGAACTTCTTCTACCTCGTTTACTTGTTCAGAATCCTCTTCAGGAGTTTCATCAGGAGTTTCATCAGGAGTTTCATCAGGTGTTTCTTCTACTAAAGCAGAGGATTGATTACGTCGCAATCCTCTTTTTTCTATTTCACTGTTAATAAATGCACGTGAATTCTCATTCAGATCATTACGATTTGCTAGATTAAGTAACTCTTCATTCGTAAGAGTCTCATCTTCATTTGGCTCCTGATTTTGTGCAGCGGCACTAACTGTATTTTCTGCCAGATTTACAACAGCATTTGATGCTCTTTCTGCAGATGAGGCGTTTTCCATACTTGCAAGCGGATCATTAATATCAAATGGATCGTCTTCATTGTTCTCTGCCATACTATTATGATACTCACAATTTCATTTTATTTTTAAACGCTACTATTTGTGATACTAACATTTAAAATTAATTCTAATTCTATTGATTCGTATGGATGGGATGGAAGTTTTTCATGATCTTTCCTGCCTTCAACAGAATCTCTCGCTTTTCTATATTATCCGGACGAATCCTAATCATGGCCTCATCTAATGTAAACCATTGAATACCTCCCACTTCACGTGCCATATAAAAATTATCACGATTCATCTCTACCTCCGTTGTTTTATGACATACCGCAATGTAGTATTTATGGCAATAGTGGACTTGATTTGATCCAATAAAGGTCTCGGAGATGCAACTTGTATTCTGAAGAAGTGAGAAATCTTTTGATTGCAAACCAGTTTCTTCTTGAAACTCGCGAATAGCACAATGAATGTCATTTTCATATGGCACACGTCGTCCTTTCGGAAACCCCCATTCTGGCTCCGTCCATTTAGAAAGATGTTGATCAATCCATGCCGGCAGTTGATCGCGAATCATTCCAAATCGGCGCTCAGATATCTCATACTCACTCTTATGAGATCGACCAGCGGATGATTCACCCCAAACAGTGTACCATAACTCATTAAATGTTTTTGTACGAAGAAGCTCCTGCTCCATCTGTGTCATTCCCTCCAACAATTTACAAATGTATTCTTCATCATTATGAGTATATTTTCCTCGAATAAATTCAACAAACGACATGGAGTCTTTGCGCTTAATGAGTAGAAATTGAATAGAATCATTACCATTGTTAATTGTGGCAGATTTTGAATAAATAGACTGCTGATATACATCATCACTATATCGTACAGCAATGAGACCATAACTTGTTACGGGCAAAAGACAATTTCGAAAAAGATGACCATTTAATCCACAATTTGTACAATGTTGTATCCGGTTTATTGTTATCATAATAGTATAGTGTAATACTCTTATAAAGTATGTATATATAAGTCTTTAGATCTTCAACTGTCGAAAAAAATCATGTAAAATCAGCAAGAGTCTAAGTAGAATGCAATTTCCACCAAGTGTATGGGGACCATTTTTCTGGCATACGATTCACATTGTCGCACTCGGTTATTCAAAGAACCCCACCTACACGGATAAGAAATGTGCAAAGGAATTTTATGAATCACTTGCTTATTTAATCCCCTGTTCTATATGTCGCGAGCACTATCGAGAACATTTAACAAAAAAGCCAATTACGACCTTTCTTGATTCACGAACAGATTTAATTAAATGGACGATCGACATTCATAATCAGGTTAATAAGCAATTGGGAAAAGCAGAATGGTCTATGGAAGAAGTCCTTACTTATTATGAAAAAGTGGGAAATCGAAATCGTTCACCCGTCTGGACAAAAGAAGACATGAACGAGGTAGATTATCGTTCCTTTATCAAAGGTTTTATTACGGGAGGCATTATATTAGGCATAACAGGCGGGGTGTTTTACGCATTACATAAAAGTTAAGAATAAGATGATTATAAAAGAGGGAGAGATATCAGAGAAATGAATTTTGGTAGCTATTTAACTCGTGGTAATACTTTACCAAAAGCCAATGGATTTACATCTACGGGTGTTTTTAACACATCTATAACATCAAATACGGGCGAATCTAGCCCAATCAAACGTGTAATGGCTTATACACTTGCCATTATCATTGTTGTTTTCATCATTTTACTATTTGTTCACTGGTTTATTTACCCCATTTTTAGATTGCATCCAGGTGGTTCCGGTATTATTCCTGTGCCAGGAGGGGATGATGGAGTACTTTTCTGGAAAAATGGGAATACAGGAAAAATTCCAAATAGTGCATTACCGATTCAAACAATATCATCAGGATATACCATGATTATGGACATGTTTATTGTAAATCCACTGCAATTTTCAAAGCATCCACGTCTTCTTTTTAGTCGCGGCGCGATGGTCAAAGCCAGGCCATCAGGTGATCTATTACTAGGTGTGCTAGATAATTATAATTTAGCAGTGGCACTATTGCCTGATACGAACGATATGATTGTATCTGTGCTAAATAAGGATAATAATATGGAAAATGTCATTGTATCGAATGCACCTATACAAGAGGCATTCCGTCTTGGCATTGTCGTTATGGATCAGGCATTAGAGGTGTATATCAATGGACATTTATTAAAGACACGTGCGTTTGATTCACCACCTAAGTCGGTGACAGGGGATGTCTATCCCGCCTCTGGCATTGAGGCAAATATTGCAAAGATACGTAATTTTAAAGTCTGGTCACGTGTTTTGCCTACACCAGAAATTCGTGAAGCTACACCTGCTCCTGCAACAGGAAAGGACTTTGACGCAGGAGCAATGCCCAGTTCGACATCATGCGCTCCACAAGATATGGATTCCTTATTGCAGATGACTGGCGCGGATAAGATACTAGATCGAGTTAATACGGCGATGGCTTGAACAAATCAAATCCATAGATAGGAAGATACAATGATGATCTTATTTGGAATTGTATTGGTATTATGTACCATATATATTATCTATTATTATATTTACTTGGGACCAGACAATAAGCATGTACTTTCTAAGATGACACCGCTTCATAAGAAAGTAGTTGTTGCTACAGCGGATATGACACAACAGTCTATCCTTGGCAGTAATGGAACTACAGTAATGGGTTTCTTTAAACTAAATAGCGGCGATCGTACTACAAAATATCAGAATCAATATACTCCATTGATATATGTTGAAAATAATTGGTTTTTGGAAATTTCACCGGCACCGATGGGAAAAAAGGAATCGGCTGCGCGCCTTCGAGTTCAAACGAATGATACGGGTGCACTAAAATATGAAATCATTGATTTGCCAGCTATTCCAAAACAGAAATGGATGTTTATTGCCATTTTACGGGAGGGTCGTCGATTTGATGTTATTTATCAAAATCAGATTGTTGCTTCTCAGCGATTACTAAATTATCCGGTTGTGATCAGCAGTCCATTATCTGTAGGAAATAAAGGCCTAGATGGTTCTGTGATACATGTAATCGTAAATGGAACACGGCTTTCACCTACAGAACTGGAGCGAACAAGAGTATCTTATGTTGATACCAACAATATGGTAACAGAAGCAAATTCGATCCAAATGAGCTTTCCTGCTATCAAATTATTTTCAGAATGCCCCCCCGGTTTACCATGTGATCCTGTAACAAAACCACCGCCGAATAATTTAACTCAGTGGAGTACGCCCTACGCATAATGATAAATAATCCTATCAGATTATCCGTGTATCAGACAGAAACATGAGTTCCAACAACAGCGCAACGCCTGTTGCAAAACTGATTCCCTATCTTATTTTGATTGTAGGGTTAATCTTATTGTATTATCTGTATCAATACCTGTTTGGTCCCAAGATACAAAATACATCTGAACTTATTTCCATTATGCAGAATGCAAATATTGATTCAGCAAAACCTATTGTAATCGCATCGGATAAGTTACCAGCACTCTTTGAAGGTGGAGAATTTACTGTATCAACATGGATTTACATTAATAATTGGTCATATCGTCAAGGATTTGCAAAGCACATTATCAGCGTAGGTGGTCGTAACTTTGATACCTTCCGCATTTATTTGGGTGGTAGAAAGCCAAAGCTTAATATTCGTTTCCATACCAAAGAGGGTAGCGCAGTGACCAATGGTGTGGGTCAAGGGAATACGGACTCATTGGATGCTGCCACACAGAATGGCACATTTAATGTGATAGAGAATGATTCTATGTTATTAGGTTCCAATCAGATTTGTGATTTACCTGAAGTGGATCTCCAGCGCTGGGTGAATCTTACGGTAGCCGTTAATGGAAAGACCGTCGATGTTTATATGGATGGTAAATTGTCACGCTCATGTGTCTTGCCAGCATATTATAAGGTAGATGTTGGTGGTTATTCTGCTACATTACTGAACTATGGTGGATTTGGCGGACAGATTACTACAACATATATGTATGATGCGGCATTGAATCCTGACACTGTTTATAAGAATTATATGGCAGGACCCAATCCTATTACGACCCTTTGGGGTTGGTTTTCCTCATTTTTTGCTCCAGGTGTTTCGATTGCTGTTAGTACAAAATGAGCCAAATAAATAATACAATTTCTTAAAAGGAGACAGATGGCATCGAACGCAGGTCTATTTAACTTAGGAAATAAATCAGCGAATCAAGGTACACCCGGTATTGTGGAGCAAATCATCTTTGCACTAATACTTGTTCTTATCATTTATGTAACATTTATCTTTATTGAAGTAGTTTATAAATACTTAAATCGTCTACATATCAATCGAACGGTGTTAATTCAACATACATGCATGACGGATGATAAAACTCTTACTATCTCTCAAAATCCAAATGTGGTTGGCTCGATTCCGACACATTTATCGGATAATGAGCGCAGTGGTGTTGAATTTAGCTATGCCTTTTATTTAAATGTACATCCTTCCGCATTTCGCCAAGAACTCGGATTGCTACATATTTTCCATAAAGGCTATTCTTCTCAATTCCCACTGATGGCACCCGGTGTATACATGCGATCCGATACGAATACACTTCGTGTCTACATGAATACCTACAAGACATGGAATAATTTTGTGGAAGTGGATAACTTTCCAGTTTCCAAGTGGGTACATGTAGTGATTGTGTGCAAGGATAGTGCATTAGAGATCTATATTAACGGTAATCTGACAAAGAAGGCATCCTTTGAAGGATTTGCTCCCTATCAAAACTTTCAAGACATTTGCTGCTTTAGTCAGCGTCGTATTAGCTTGAAGCATGCACTCATTCCATCGGTTGATGAAACAGGATTTGATGTGTTTGGCTGCCTGAAGGGTATGATGAGTCGTCTGAGCTATTTTAATTATGCACTCTGCTTTTCGGAGATTCAGACATTAATGAATGAGGGACCATCATCCAAGATGGAAGGTTCGATGATGAATGATCGTCCGCCCTATCTTACGGACACATGGTGGGCTAATTCTCGTTAACTCTAATCAATTTAGTAAATCTGTAGGTCTAAAGGACCGATAGATTAACTAATACAAAACTAGTGATGCCTGGTGGTGGTCTCTTTTCATTAGTTGCCTACGGGGCACAAAATGTATTATTAAGTGGCAACCCCGATTTTACTTATTTTTACAAGGCGTATAAAAAATACTCGCATTTTGCGGAAGAGTCTGTAACCTTTGCCATGGATGGTCCTCAGAACTTATCCTATGACCAGCCCATTCAGGTTCGATTTAAATTACAACGTATTTCTGATTTGGTGCGCGATATGTATTTTACCTTTCAATTACCTGATATTTATTGCAAATATATGGAATTGCCTCAAAATGGTCGAAATTCACAATACAATTTTGCATGGACAAATTATATTGGCTGTCAAATCATTCAAAATGCGGCATTTTTTATTGGTGGTCAAAAAATTCAGGAATTTGATGGAAATTATATGATTGCCAAAGCACAATGTGATTTGGATAATCGCTCCTTTCAGAAATGGCAGACACTAGTGGGAAATACTCTTGAACGATATGATCCTGCGAAAGGTATATATGCAGGTGGTTCAACCAGTTCAGGATATCCGCTGGTCTACAATAACAAT